TTGGCAAGGTTCTAAAACAAGATCCTGAAGTTACTAACCCTAACGCGCTTTTGGAGTTAAAGAAGAAAGAACTTGATTTACTAATGAAACGCGTATAATTAGAGTATTGCCCTTGCGTGGTGTTGGTTGGCAATAAATAAAGAAACCTAACTTTCTTTTCCCCCTGATTTGTCCCAGGGGGTTTTCTTTTATGCGAATGTATATATTGCGGGTATAGACTTTATTTATCAGGTGTGTTTATCCCCTGAGTTTCTGGCTGAGTGTACTCGCCTAATCCCCCTAAAAACTATGTTCTTGAAAGGAACAAACCTAATGAGCGATTTTATTGCTAAGCAGGTTGATGCTAAGGCTAAGGCTTGGCACGAAGCTAAGGAACTGATTGACTCAGTTGAAGCTCGTGGCGGCGTTTGGTCTGGTGAAGATGAAGCAAAATATGCTTCTCTAACCGCAGACATCAACAAAAGAAATGAACTAATCGAGCTAGAGCAGCGTGAAGCTAAAGTTGCCGAAGCAATGCAGACATCATCTGTTGACTTTGCTGCTGCAAACGCACTAAATGGCGATGCAGAGATTCTTCGCAAAATGGTTTCAGGTGAGATTCGTAATCACGAGTTTCGTGCAATCACAGGTTCTTCTACTGGAGCACCTGTACCAACATCTTTCTACAATGAGATTGTTCGTGTTGCAAGACTTGTAAACCCATTGCTTGAGTATGCAACTGTAATCAACACTGCTGGTGGCGAGAACTTGCAGATTCCTTCACAGGCAACTTTCTCAACAGCAACAATCGTGGGTCAAGGAGTTTCAATCGGAACTTCAGAGCCTACATTCAATGCGTTTACAACTCTAGGTGCATACAAGTTCTCAGCACTAGCACAGTTGTCTCGTGAACTTATTGCTGATGCAGGTGTTGACATCATTGGATTCCTAGCAGAGCAGTTTGGTAACGCTCTAGGTTTCAAGATTGCTGACGAAGTTGTTAACGGAACTGGAACAGTAGAGCCTGTAGGTTTCTTGCCTGTTGCAGGTACTGGTGTTACAGGTTCAACTGGTGTATCTGGTGCGTTTACAGCTGATAACGTCATTGACTTGATTTACAGCCTTGATGGTGCACTTCGCAACCGCCCTTCATTCGCAATGCTTGCAAACAGCACTTCTATTGCAGCTCTGCGTAAGTTGAAGGACACAGCAGGTAACTATGTGTTCCAAGTTGGAGATTCAAAGGATCGTAGAGACCTAGTTCTTGGTGTTCCTGTTATCGAGACTCCTGCTATGCCTAACCCTGGCACTGGTGTTAACTCGCTTGCTGTTGGTGACCTAAAGAGCATCTACATCAGAACTGCTGGGCCGGGACTTACCGTGGACAGGTCAGACGATTTTGCTTTCGGTAACGACTTGGCTACATGGAGAGCAACTTGGAGATTGGACTCTGCTCTAGTACAGACTTCAAACATCAAGAAGTTCAAGGGTGGAGCGAGCTAATAACTCCCCGTCTAGAAAGCCCCTCAAACTCACAAGGTTTGGGGGGTTTTTCTTATAGAGTATTTGCATGACAACTAAAGCCGCTATTGCCTGGTATTCAAACTCTCTTAATCAGCCGACTGGTTATGGTACTCAATCTAAGCAGGTCATTGAACGACTTGTTAGGGATGGCCATAAGGTTGCGATGCTTTCTAATTATGGTGGTGAAGGTGTCAATAGCCTGATTGAGACTGGTGCGGGTTTGATTCCGCATTACAGCAGGGGAATGAATCAGTATTCGACTGATGTTATGCCTTTGCATTATGCGCATTGGAAGGCTGAGAATCCTAAACTGCCTTCTTGGTTGTTGACTCTTTATGATGTTTGGGTTTTCGATAACCCTGCGCTTGATGCTATCCCTATTGCTTCTTGGACTCCAATAGATCATCAGCCTGCCCCTGAAAAAGTTTTGGCGTGGTTGAGAAAGCCTAATGTTACGCCTATTGCGATGAGTGTTTTCGGTAAGAACATGATTGAGCAGGCAGGTATCGAATCTGATTATATCCCGCATGCGATTGATACTAAAGTTTTCAAGCCGACTAAGGATTTGCCTGAAGGTATTTCGGGGCGTGAGTTTGTTGGCGGTGAAAATAACTTTGTTGTTGGAATGAACTTTGCTAACAAGGCAGGCGGATTTATTCACCGTAAAGCTGTTGCAGAGAACTTTCTTGCTTTCGGTTTGTTTGCTCAAAAGCATGATGATGTTGTTTTGTATTTGCATACTGAGCCTTATGGTAAGCAGTCAGGTTTTGTGTTGCCTAACATTCTTCAAGCTTGCGGTGTCCCTGCGGAGAAAGTCAAGTTTGTTGACCCGATTGCTTATCAGTATGGGATTAGTCAGGAGAGTTTGGCTGCAATCTATTCTGGTTGGGATGTTGGCTTGTTTACTAATTATGGTGAAGGGTTTGGAGTTCCTCAGATAGAAGCGCAGGCTTGCGGTGTGCCTATTATCACAAGCAACTTTGCTGCTTCGGCTGAGCTTGCTTCGCCTGATAGTTTCCTAATCAATGGTCAGCCTTTATGGGATGCCGGTCAACATACTTGGTTCAATGTTCCTAATGTGCAGGCTATTGCTGATGCGCTTGAGCAGGCTTATCAGCGAGGCAGACAAGAGTTCCCTGACACTTTGGCTTTTGCTCAACAGTATGATGCAGACAAGATTTATCAGGAGAAGTGGAAGCCACTTATCAAGAAGTTATCTGAGAAGTGATCCCTGTTCTAGGTTTCTTGACTTATTCAAGATTTGACATGGCTGACCGCCTGCTTGCTTCTATTGATTACCCTGTTGAGAATCTTGTTATTGTGGACAATTCGGGAAGGCGTGAGTATCAGCCTGTCAAGCCTGAGCTTGTAAAGAACTTGTGGTTTCTTCAGTTGCCTTATGGTTTAGGTTATGGCGGGGGTTTGAATCTCATTGTAAAGAGTACTCCTTTTGCGCCTTATTGGGTTTTGGTGAATGATGATTCTGTTTTTGAGCCTGGTGCGCTTGAGAAGATTGCTTTAAAGGTTGACACTCAGGCCATCAATTTTTTGAGTATTTACCCGAAATGGTCAGGGTTTGTTTTGGGTGAAGGTGCAGTTTTAAAGGCTGGTTTGTTTGATGAGCGTTTTCACCCGATCTATTTTGAAGATAATGATTATGAGCGCAGACTTGAGCAGGCTGGGGTAAAGGCTCACTTTATTCATGCTGCGCTGAGACATGACAATTCCAGCACTTTGAACTCTGGCTTTCAAACTAATAATGATTTGACTTTTCAGCGTAATCATAAGCTCTTTGAGAAGAAGGTTGCTGAGCAGGATTACAGTGAAGGTAACTGGAGTTTGCAGATTAGAAGGGCTAATAGTTGGGAAAAGTAGTTTATACAGGGGGAACTTTTGACTTGTTCCATTCGGCTCATGTACGCTTTCTCAAGGCTTGTAGAAGGCTTGCAGGCGATGATGGCAAGGTTATTGTGGCTTTAAATACTGATGCCTTTATTCAGGCGTATAAGGGCAAACCGCCTATTATGAGTTTTGCTGAGCGTAAAGAAGTTTTACTGGGTTGCAAGTATGTGGATGCTGTTATTTCTAACATTGGCGGGGCAGACTCCAAACCTAGCATTGAACAGGTGATGCCTGATTTTATTGTTATTGGCGATGACTGGGCGAGAAAAGATTATTACGCTCAAATGCAGTTCTCTAGGGAATGGTTAGATCAGTTAGAGATTCAGCTTGTTTATGTCCCTTATACTCCTGGCATTAGTACTACTGATTTGAAAGCCCGCATTACTGCCGGCAAGGTAAACTAATAAGGACTTTAGGAGTTTATTTTGGCGGTAACTAACGGCTATTGCACTCTTGCGGATGTGAAGGCAGCGCTTCGCATCACTGATTCTGTTGATGACACTTTGATTGAGCAAAGCATTAACTCGGCTTCTCGCATGATTGATCAATACTGCAACAGATACTTTTATTCAACTGCTGCCGGTGAAGTGCGCTATTATCAGGCAAATGATGGTTTTATGTGTTGGATTGATGATGCTCAAACTATCACTGAGTTAAAAACTTCTTCAACTGATCCGCTTATTTTTGATACAACTTGGGATGTTGGCGATTATCAGCTTCTTCCCCCTAATCAGCGGGCTAATGGTGCGTATTCACCTTATACAGCGATAACCGCGACAGATAATTATTTATTCCCTGTTTGGGCAGATATTGCTTTAGTTAGGGTTACAGGAACTTTCGGCTGGTCAACTGTTCCTGAGCCGATAAAGTTTGCTTGCATTATTCAGGCTTCAAGATTGTTCAAGCGCTTAGAGTCTCCGCTGGGTGTTGCCGGTGTTTCTGACATGGGTATTATGCGTGTTGGTTACAGCATTGATGGCGATGTTGCGCAACTAATCAATCCGTTTAGGCTGCTTAGAACAGGCGCATAATGGCGATAAGCGACCTTAGAACAGGATTAGCAAATAACCTAGCAACTATTGCAGGGCTTCGAGTTGTTGAGACTTTGCCTGATGTGGTCAACCCGCCTATGGCCATGATTGGTATTGAGCGAGTCCAATACAACAAGCAAAACAATCGCTCTATGGCCGAATACACTTTCAAGGTTACTGTCGTTTTGGGGCGTGTTTCTGAGCGCTCAGCTCAGCAGGCGATGGATGTTTATATTGCTCCTGGTAGCGGTTCTATCAAGTATGCGATTGAATCAGATCGCACTCTTGGCGGTTATGCTTTCGATGTGTTTGTTGCTGAAACAAGTGCAATCGGGGCGATTAGTCTGAACGGTATAGACTATTACAGTGCCGAGTTTTCGGTTCAAGTATTCGCAAGTTAAGGATAAATAATGGCAATCTTTGTCGCAACAGACTTTAGCGTTAGCATCAACGGATCTACTGCTTTGGCTTCATACCTGACACAGGTTGAGCTAAAGCTTTCTGCTAATGACATTACAACTACCGCTTTTGGCAGCACTTTTGTTACTCGTGTTGCAGGTCTAAAAGAAGGTTCTCTAACCTTGACCTTCAATCAGGATTATGCTGCTTCTACTGTTGATGCAACTCTCTTCCCACTTCTTGGAACTAACGCGACTGTCGTTATCAAGCCAACTTCAACAGCAACATCAGCTAACAATCCGGCTTATACGGCAATCTGTGCAGTCCTAGATTTAACCCCCGTAAGCGGTAACATCGGCGACTTGGCTACCTTCTCAGTTACCTGGCCGACTACTGGAACAATTTCACGCGCAACAGCCTAATCTTTAGACTAGAGTGATTGTATGAATCAGATAACTCTTACAATTACTTTTGTTGATGGAACTACTTTAGAAGTAAATACTTCGGCTGGCGATGTAGTCAAATGGGAATCCTATTTCGACTTAGGCATTGACAAGCTTGAAAAGATTACTCACCTTCTCTACCTTGCATGGTTAGCTGTTACACGCCTAAAGAAAACTGGCGAAGAGTTTGAAGGCTGGATTGATTTAGTTTCTAAAGTCGAGGTTGCTGACCCAAAAGCCTGAAGCCTTTAGGTGTTGACTCTTTCCATTGGATGATTGCCAATCTTGCTGTTGCAACAGGTATCGCCCCTAGTGTTCTAATGGAAGAAAGTGATCGCATGCTAAACACAATGTTATTTGCGCTTAGGCATCAAAGGGGTGAAAATGGCTGATGACATTGTTTATAACGCTAAAGAAATAGTGAAGGCGTTGAATCAGCTTGAGCCTGGTATGAAGAACGCAATGGTTAAAGAGATGCGAATTGTTGCTGCGCCTGCCATTACTGCTATCAAGGCTGCTATCCCTAAAGTGAACCCTTTTGAATCTAAGGTTCGCCCTGTTTCCAATACTCGTGGCCGTTTAGGTTGGGGAGTTGGTAAGAAACCTGATGAAGTAAAGTTTAGTTTTAGAACGAAAGCGTCTAAGAAGTTTGCAGTTACTTCTCTTGCTAGTTTGCGTGTCAATTCGCCTGCGACTGCTCTTGCTGATGTTGCTGGCAAAGGCTCAGGAACTCCTAGAAGAAGCGTAACTAACTCTTATACCTGGAAGGGTCAAACTAGAACTCACCGAGTAACAACTCAAGGAAGGTCAATGATTAGGCACTTGAGAACTAACCGGACTAATAACTTTGTTTATCCTGGTGTCGAGAAGTCTCTTCCGCGTGTACAGGCTGAGATAAAATTGATACTTGAGAAGTATGCAGCCAAGGTGAACAGGAAACTTAACTAATGTCCGTTATCGTAAAACTCTTATCTAAGTTTGATGACACCGGCATAAAAAAGGCTAAAAGTTCTTTCGGTGGTTTAAAGGGTGCAATTGGGGCTATCGGTATTGGTATCGGTATCACCCAGATAACTGATTTGTTGATGGACTCTGCTAAGGCTGCATCGGCAGATAAGAAGTCAACTCAGTTGCTAAATACTCAGCTTGTAAAGAACGCTGGGGCTACTAAAACTCAAATAAAGCAGTCAGATAAGTTCATTGAAAAACTATCCCTACAAACTGGGATTATGGATGATGATCTTCGCCCATCAATGGGTAAGTTAGTGCGTGTTACTAAAGATGTTGATAAAGCTCAGGGATTGCTTAGTTTGTCTCTTGATGCTGCCACTGTTTCTGGTAAGCCTTTGGATACTGTTGCTACTGCGATGGCTAAGGCTTTTGCAGGTAATACAACATCTTTGGTAAAACTTTTCCCTGAGCTAAAGAAGTCTAAAGATTTGTTTGGCGATTTGGCTGAGACTGTTGGCGGGGCAGCAATTCAGCAAGCAGATCCTTTTATGAAGTTTAACAACAGCATGGATATCTTGAAGGAGAAACTAGGCAACATTATTTTGCCGATTATTGAAACTTTTGTTACTGAAATAACTAAACCAGGTGGACTTGTTGACCAGATAGGCAAGTTCCTTGAAGATGTCAGCAATCCTAATACTGAAGTTGGGACAACTTTTAAGTCTTTAACCGATACTGTGCAAGGTTTGTATGATGCTGTTGTTTCTGTTATCAAATTGATTTCTGATTTGTTTAATATGAAATCTCCGCAAAACGGTATTTTAGGTGATTTGCAAGGCATATTTGATTTAGTGAAAGCCATCGCAGATACTGCAACTATCGCTTCTGATGCACTTGATAAAGTTACTGGCAAAGAGAAACCTAAAGGAAAAGATGGTAAACCAAAGGCAGAAGGGCCAAATATCTTCTATGAGTTGTTTATAAAAGGTGTAAACCCTGCTTTGCAGATTGGTGATTTATACAACAATTTGAAGAGACAATATTTTCCACAAATGGCTAATGGTGGTATCGTGAAACCTACATCGGGTGGAACTTTAGTAAATGTTGGAGAAGCAGGCAGAGCAGAAGCAATTATCCCTTTAGGCGGTAAAAACGGTCTTGGAAATACAGTGAATGTTTATGTTCAGTCTGCTGACCCTAGGGCTGTTGTTGACGCGGTTACTAAGTATGTTAAGGGTAATGGCAGCCTTCCTACTTCTTGGGGTAGATAATGCCTGTTCCTACATATCTGGTTTATCTTAGTTTCAGTTCTAGCGGTTTTATTGATGTTACTTCTTATGCAACTAATGTAACGATAGATCGTGGTAGCCCGCGTATTTTGGATGATACTCAGGTTGGGCAGGCAACAGTTAGTTTTATCAATAACGATAGAACTTTTGACCCTTTCAATACGAGCTCTATTCTTTACAACTATATTGGCGGTTATACGCTTGTTCAACCTAACGCTAAAGTCCAGATTTCTTCTGGCGGTGTCGTTATCTTCACTGGTTGGGTTCAAAACTGGGATTTTACTAATGATGAGAAGGGTTTGGATGCTCGTGCAAGCCTGATGGCTACTGATGGTTTAGGTGTCCTTGCTAAAGCTAACTTCAACCCGACTCTTATCACTGCTGCTAATACTGCTGGCCAACTGCCTACTCCTAGAATTGCATCGGCTACCGCTATCTGGGGTTCAACCGCGATAACTGTTGATATGGCTGGCAGTGCAGGTAAAACGCCTTTAGTTGGGGATACTTTAGATCAGGGGACAACTGTTCTTAGTTATTTGCAGAATGTTGCTAGAACTGAGCCGGCAAACTTTTGGGGAACTAAAAATGGCAACGCTAAATGGGCTGACCGAAGTTACACAAATACAACTTGGAATCCATCCGCATCATTAAGCTATAACTACCATATAACGGCAGGTTTTTACAATGGCACTGCAACTGATTTATCTAACTGGATTTATTCAACTGAAGGCACACCTGTTGTAACAACCAATTCACAGTTTCCAGGTGAGTATGTTTTAGAGTCCGTTTTATTTGGTAGTGAGCAAGGTTTGCAATATCAGGAAATGGATAAAACTAAATACAAGGCTAACACTGCTTATAGTGTCGCGTTTTGGACTAACGCTGTTGATATCTCTGCTTACATAAGGTTGCGTTACAAGAACCCTGCAACAGGTGGTTTTATTGATAGAGCAACTGTCTCTTATGCGAATACTTTTACTAATAGCAATTGGAAGCGCATCGTTATTGAGAATCTTACGACTACTTCTTT